GTCAACTGTTGCTGTAATTGTTTGAGCTTCTATTCCTAAAGAAGAATTAGAAATAGTGATGTCAATTCCGCATTGACACGGTCCTACGTCTGGGATTACGATACAAGTTTCTGTTTCAAAATAAGTGAAGTTAGTACCAATGATCCAAGACGCTGGTGATGCACCAATAAGAGGGCAAAGTATTGAAGCTGGTAGTTTAGTTGATACTTCAACTGGATTAGCTGGGAAGCCGAAACCTTGTGAAACTATCCACGCTAAATTCGTGCCTCCATACCATTGTAGAATATATGTATTTCCAGTATGAGCGCCTATCCATTCATAATAGTTTGCACCGTTATAAGTACCAGTCGCTTCAATTTGAATGGTAGTAGGACTTGCTTGTCCAGCTTCTTGATACGTTATTCTTATACAGTCACACACTATATTCTAATTTAAAATTTTCCAGTAACTATCAACGTGATCATACCATAAAGTCACTGACTCATGAGTATTAATCTGTTTGCTAATTGATCCACCAGTAACTAAAATTCTATTTCCAGCACTTGAATTAGAGTCATCATTCATTAAAATAATGACATTGGAAGCATTAGCATTGTATATTTTCATTACTCTATTCACACCAGCTGAGGGCGCTACAAAACCAGTAATTCTTAAACCGCTACTCGTTGTCAATATTCTAACTAAATTTTTTAGTTCAAAGTCAGTAATTCCAGATCCAAAGTTATTCGTATTTGCTGAAATAGCAAAACTTGTAATATCATGAATTTGTTGAGTACCTACTCTATTAGCATAATCAAATGGAGAAGCGTTAAAATTCGTAGGATCATAAACTGATTTTAACATATCGCCACCAGCTACGCTAGTCCAGACTAAATTTCCAGCACCGTCTGTAGCTAGATACTGTCCTACAGTACCGTCTGCAAATGGGAACGTATATGATACGGTAATTCTCCCAGCTTGAATATCCGCTTTGATTGTGCTTCCTTTTATCTTAGCTGTTTGATATGCTGCACCGTCCCAATAGTCAATATCATAGTAGTCGTCATCTCCAAAAGAAAAACGCTCAATGGTGTAATTATGTATTTTTTGACTCATAATGATTTAAGTTTTATGTCGTTTGTAGTAGTCTTTTTTTCTTGATCATCAGTAGTTGATTTGCTTTGATTAGCACCAGCTACGCAACCTTTAATTTTTGACGTTATGCTGACACCATTTGACAAGTCCATTATACTTGGATCAAAGTCGCATTCAAGTCTTGCCGTATCGCTAGTAGGATATGTAATAGTGATCGTATTAGCGTTTTCTATAATCAAAGGGTTTAAAGGGTTATTATCTTTGTCTACAGCGCTTGAAGCTATGTACCTAGTAGCTGATTCTTTTGGCTCAACCGTTATCATTCCCCAAACATCACCAGCGATCCACGTTCCACCATTGACTAATTGGTGATCTGCTCGTATTGTCATGATCTCATTTTCAATAATTATTGAAACAACTTGTCCAGTAGATTTTCTTATTAGCGTAATAGTTTGATCTATGTCTGGATTGCTGTCGTAATTTTTAATTTCAGATACTAATTTTTTATCTTGAATAGTACCATTTTTGACTATACCAACTCTAGTCATTACCGACCACGGATAAGTAGAAGAATATGGAAACCAGTTTCTAGTTTGATTGTTAGGATAAAAGTCTGAATTCGCATTCGTTTGAGGTATCCAGTATTCCCACCGATTCAGATAAGGTAGATACAAAGATACAGCATAGGTAGTCGCTGTATCATTCACTGGATCTAATCTCAATAAAGCATTTCTTTTTTCACTTGTAGTAGGTAGACTATTTACTTGAGGTAATGTTTCATTAAGTATATATTTCCCAGAAGCGTCTTGTGGTATGTTATTAATCACAAATGAAGCATTCTGTAAACTAAATATTTCTTGACTGACAGCATTGTAAGCTACCATTTGTCCTAGAATACTGTCAACTTCCTCAAAATAGTTCAAATTGAAGCTACATTCAAAACCTATATCGTCCTCAGTATTTGAGCTGTAAGAGATTAAATTACTGTTTATGGTATTAGTGTTCTGGCTGTGATCTAAAAAGCCGCTATAATTAAACTGAATATCACCTATGTCTACTGGTATGCGCTCAGCTTGAGCATCAAATACTAAAACATTGACTTTGTCTACCTTGATCCATATTTTCATATTACGATCACCCTCACCAGCCGCATCCATAAAATCAATAAATTCTTGATTTGGTCTAAACTGTACTGTCGTTGTCAATAAATTTCCTACTATAGTAGTATTCAGTAATTCGTATTCATAACCAGCACCGTCTGGGTTTAAACCACTTGTATTGAAAAACCCTCCTAAGATCCAAGTGTAACCGATCATTGATAAATTAAGTTGACTTTCTACTTTATTCTTGAAGTAGCTGTCACTGGCTGAATTATATGCAGCACCTACTCCTATAATATTAGGTGCATTTAACAAGTCATCACATTCAATTTTTATCTCATATTCTCCAAGAGCGGCATAATTTAAAGCGCCTATACTTTGAACTACTGAAAACGGTTGACTATCTAAATTATATGCTTCATTAAATCTTCCGACATTACATTCAAATAATTCATTATGATCATATTGATTGCTTATTTCATTGGGGAGTCTCAGCCAATTAGTCTGTAGTGATAAGTTTATACAGTCACCTAACTCAAATAAATCTGGTCTATAAAAGCCACTTATAATAAAGAAAAATTCAATTTTATAGTATCTAGTTAATTGATTATCAACCTCTAAACCATATTCATTAGTTACGTCATAAAGTTTGCTGGACTCTATATACATTCCACTTTGATTTGACACTGGTGTACCAGTATAAAAACCAGTCGAATTTATTAGTCTAAGATCGCCATATTCAAACCTAGTTATTTCACTATCAATTATTGAATTGCTATTTCCACCACTAGAAAACGGTACGAAATTTAATTCAGTGTAAACTTCTGAACGTCTTTGGCTTTGAGTCCCAGCTAGATTCTGTGGCTCACCATAAATATTGAAAGTATCGTTTTGCGGATCAACTGTAGGTACTGGCGCTGTGAATGACATCACAGTACCATTTATGTCCGATATTATACCTTGACCAGCAAATGAACTATTCTTTATAAACCTAACATAATCACCTATTCTGAAACCCTCTTGTAAAGGATCTTGATTTGGTACATTTAATTGATTTGCATTTACGTTATATATATGACTAATCGCATCAGACGGTACGCTGGTAAAAGCTATAATAGATGAAAAAACAAAGTCACCCCTATAGCGATCACCAGTATTTCCTTTTAAGTCTGGATAAGATACCGTGAAACTCGGCTCTTGTAGATCAAGAAAACTTTTTTCAATTAATCTTATCGGCATATCTTTTATGTATTTCCATGACAGTATCGATGTCACCAGTTTTTACACAATGAACAGCTCTTTGAATATCCTCTTGTTGTTTTTTTAACTCTGGATTGTCGCTTTTACTTATCTCATTAGATAGGTTATTCATAGCAGCATTTAAGTCTTTGCTCACGTTCTTCAAACTTGAAGCCAGTCTGTCTATAATTTCCTTATTCATTGATCACTAAATTATATACTTTGCCTACAGCGTAATCACTAGGTTTCCTATATGAAATAAGGGCAAAGCTAGTTTCGTCAATATACTCTACCCTCAATATTTCACACAATACACCGTCAATTTCAGCATAATTGTTGTCTAAGATAGTCATAAATTCTGACGCTTTTAATCTGATTCTTGCGTTTTCTCTAATTTCCCACCCATTAAGAGTTATCTGATTAATATAATGGTAGTTATCCCAAAGTGACTTAGCGCTCAGATAATCATACCAGTTTTCTGGCTGTTTACTTCCTACCAGATACAATATTTTTGTATTAGCGAAATATTGCTGACTTATCTGTAGCATACCTTTACGATCATCAACCTTGCTAGATAGATCAGTACCATTCCCAAAAGTAAATACCGCTGTAATTAAGTCAACGACAGTGAATATACCTTTCATGATTTTCTCAGCTACAGTCAATTTTAACTTTCTAGATCCTAAAGAAAAATTAATATTGACATCACTTAAATTTGTTATTGATACTAAGTCTTGATTCACAACACTTGTCGGCTCAGTGCTAAACTCAGCGTCATTGTATTCATAGATAATGTCTTGAGTGTGAGCGTCAGTATAATCAAGGTTATAATGAATGTAATATCGTTTCCATACCTCATCTGTATTGTAGCTAAAAGCATCTTGCCGCTCAGACTGTAAAACCATAGCTGGAAACAACCCCTCACTAATTTGATCTTGCCAAAAGTCCCAGCGCTCAAGTTGAACTACACCATTAATGATTCTAGTCTTAGCATTAAACATTATTTCTAGCTGCTCAAACAAACTCCATATTGTAGGTATTGAATCGCTACTACTGGGATAACCTTTCCCAAAGTCTGTAAGTAAAAAGTCATCAGATAATTTGTCAAAGATACCCTCATCATCACTTAGTAATGGTATTGGTAGAATAGTCAAATTTGAAGCCATTGAATCTATTAATGTAGACTGGAAGCTATAGTCTAAATAAGAGCAACCTTTAGTCAATAATTCTTTAGCTAAGACACCTTTCATTTCCCTTGTTCTAGGATATATGGTTTCAATGACTCTTAATACTAATTGATTTATCAGATAAATTAAAGTGATCGTGTAAATAATCGCTGCGGCTAATTTAATAGCAGCCGCCAGAACATCAGACGGATCTATTCCTATTGCTGCTGTAACAGCCGCTATTAACTCTTGTACTTTTTCAATTTGTTCAGCTAAGGTTTTGTAAAGAACAAATAATGTAACTCCAGTAGTCAATACTAGCTCAGCTTGATTGTCTTTTACAATAAGAAAATCTACTACTTTATACTCAAATACAACACCCTTAGAAGCCATTAATTCCCAGCTTGTACCCTTTGCTCTATCTAAAAAATTATCAATGTTTTTACGCTGTTTTATTTTTACCTCTACTTCGTGATCTTTATAAACAGTTTCTTGAAGTAAGTCAATATAGTATTGAATGGTTACACCAGCCGACATTTCTATTTTATAGGGTATCCCCTCAAAGACTCCTTGAGTATTTACATGATCTTTTACTATATTGAAAGCGTCTCTAGTCAATACTATACTGTCCACGTTCAATTTTAAAACGTCTGGGTTTCCAGTAAAGTCAGAAACTAAACCTATCGAATCTAGGTTTCTAGGACTTATTTCTATGTCATTAATGTAATGCTTCACTTTTTAACTTTGAATCTGTTATACGTCACCTTATTGCCTTTCTTGGACGTTTCTACTATCTCCATTAAACTTTGAGTAATTTCTCCTAGCTCAATATTTGTTTCTGGTTTGTTTTGAATTACGTTTTTAAGATCATCAAGTTTAGATCCCAGCATTAACAATTCATATCCGTTACCTATTTGCTCAGCACCCATATATTCACCTACGCTCTTGTTGACTTTGTAACTCATAGCCATTTTTGCTAAGTCAGTATTTGTGATACCTTTTAGTTGATCATTAATGTTTTTAGGTACGACACGCTCATTAGGATGCAATATCGCATGAAACCCTCCTTTACCGTCAACCCCACGTCCATTGATTCCAGTGTCCTCAGTACCGTCATAAAAAGCTGGTAGACTATTGATAAAACTCTGTAGCAAAGTGATGTCAGCTATCGTTGAACTTAATGGGTTTTCTACATTAGCAGCTAGTTTTGAATTATACGTCTGATATGCACTTGATATTAATTCTATCCTTGCCTTGTTTTGTTGTTCTTTTAGCTTCTTAGCATTAGCTTCATTTATTATTTTCTGCTGCTCTGCTAGACTTTCTTTAGCGTCAATATTACCATTAGCTGCTAATTGCTGTAGATAATCATATTGCTTCTGAGCGGCTGCTATTTCCTTTTCAATTTGCGCTATTTTACGATCACTTTGTTTTATAAAAAAGTCTGTAGCTAGTCTGACTATTTCATTAATGCGCTCATATTTTTTTAATTCCAATGCGATTTCTTCCTCATCTCTTTCTTTTTTGTTCTCTACCAGATCCTCATTTAATTTTTCTTTTTTCTCAAAACCGTCCTCTTGTATTTTTAATATTTCGTTTTGTGTGTTTTCTTCGATTATAAGAATCTCCAAGTCTAAGTCCTCTTTACGTTTTACTTCGTCATCTTTCAGCTCATCTAATTTAACTTGATAGTTAGCTAGTATTTCCCCTTGCTTATTAGTGTTACCAGCCGCACCCTTTAGTAGATCATCACGTTCTTTATTTAAAGCTGTTAGTCTAGCAGCCGCTTCCGCATCGTATTTTTCTTTTAATGCTTGTTTATCATTTTCAGCATTAACCTTAATATAATTGGTATTAGCTTCAACTTTCTCATCTATTAAAGTATTCAATGTATCTACCTCAAACGTCTTATTATTTTCTATGTTTTTCATTTGTTTCTCAAACTCAGCGTCTATTGCTTTGTCAGACTTTATAAGATCACGCTGTTGCTCAATTTTCATGAGATCTTGAAGTAGTTTCATTTGCTGTGATATGAAACGGTTTTGATTTCTAAAGTCAGTTTTTATAGTTTTGCTACTTTTCAAACTTGCCTTATCACCTTTCTTACGCTCTTGAGCTAATTCTTCCATAGTAAGAATACGATCTTCAAGAATCTCATTGTATTTTTCTTCTTCCGCTTCTAGCTTGTCAAGTATTGCTAATTGTTGATTAGCATAAGCATCTACAGCAGACTTGATATTTCCAGCTTGAGCTCTATTTACACCAGTCCCCATATTCATAGCTTTAAGCATTGGATTGATTAAATTTTGAAACTCACTTTTAGTATAAGTGTTACCTACATCATCAAAAAATGAACTACCGTCACGCTTTCCACCACGTTCAAAATATTTGGCTATTTGTGTAGCTTTTGCTATATCTCCAAACTCATCAGTCCTAGTAGCTATTTCTTTTTTAATTAATTTTGAAGTTTCTGCTGCATTATCTCTAAGACGCTGCATTTTTTCTTCGTCTAGTTTTTTCATGTCCTCACCAGCCGCCCTACGTTTACGCATTTCTTTATTTATAGCTTTCTCTTTTGCTCTAAATTCTTTGTCAGCATTTTCAATTATTTTGCTGGATATTTCAGCGGCTTGTTCAGCAGCTTTATTCTGTAATTCTTCTTCAAGTCTAGCGGCTCTTGCACCAGAAGCAACGTCATACCACGCTGCCGCTAATTCAGTGACAGCAGCTATAATCAAGAATATACCCATTGATGCAAACGCTGTTCCGAAACCTTTAATCGCTGACGTTGCGGCTTTAGTAGCTGTTGTTCCTTGAGCTTGAGCTCTTGCTAATTGGATTTGTTCCAGTTTATACGCTCTGGTCATTGGGATCTGAGCCGACATTTGCTTCCCTAATGCTGAAAAGTCTGTATTGTATAATCTTTGAGCAACTCTTAAAGCCATTAATGTACCTTTGTAGACTACAAACGCTCTAATTAATTTACCGATCACTCCTATTATAGTAGTAAGATTTTCAGCTAAGAAACCTAGCATAGCTTTTAAACCTTGACTAGCCATCATTGATTCACCTAAATTGATAACGAAACCGTCCCAAGCGCTTGAGAGTAAAGTCAACTTACCTTGAACACTGTCCAGACGCTTTGCAGCCATATCTTTAAGCTCTTGATTAACGTCTGTAATACTATCTCTAAAATCTACTAAGCTGTCACTTCCTTTTAAGAATGTCTCGAATGCAGCTACAGATCGTTTGTCAGTTAATTCTAATGCAGAAGCAAGATCTATTCCCTCAGATTGTAATTTCTGTAAACCTTCTGCAAGATCATCAGCATTCTTTACTGGTCTACCTAATGCTACAGCTAGATCACCCCCACTGTCAGCCATTTTCAATAGAATATTTCTAGTTGCTGTAGCAGCACTTGAAGCATCAAAACCAGCATTAGCTAATTGACCTAAGAGCGCTGTAGTATCTTCAATAGAGAAACCAAACGCATTAGCGACTGGCGCTATCTTAGAAAGACTGGTTTCATACGCTTGAAAATCTAATGCGCTTTTAGTAGTCGCTACACCTAAAACAGAAACAACCCTTTCCATTTCAGACGCTTCAAGATTAAAACCTCGTAAAGCACCCCCAGCTACCTTAGCAGCCGAAGCCATATCTGCACCAGTGGCGGCAGCAAAATTAGAAACAGCTTCTGTACTCTCGCTTATCTGCTGAGTCGTGAAACCAAGCTTCGCCAGTTCAATTTGCATTTGTGTGATTTCGGTACTCGTAAATTGACTTGTAGCGCCCAGTTTCTTAGCTTGTTCATTTAAACCGCTTAATTCTTCTTTTGTTTTTCCAGATATTGCAGCTAGATCCGCTACAGCTTGATCAAAACCAACTATAGTACCAGTGACATTTCTTAGGATACCAGCAAGTCCAAACGCTACTCCCATAGCGCCAAGCGCACCAGATAGCTTTCCAAGTGCCGCTCTGTAATTACCTACATTACGAAAGTTATCACCTACAGTACGGTCTAATTTTTTTAATTGAACATCACCTCGCTTAGCTGCTGCTGTTACGTTCTTGTATTGACTGGCTAATTTACGATATTCTGCGGTGTTTTTTCTACCAGTTTGCTCTAAATGAAGCATCTCAGCACCTAGTCTTTTACTTTCATTTTTAAGATCTCTGGTATTTTTGACTAATTTCTTGTAAGCGTTTGACTCATCATTAGCTAATTTAGCGGCACGTTCACGCTTTTTATTCAACCTATCCGCTTCTTGAGCTTGTTTTCTGGATAAATTAAGCTCAGTTTCTTTGGTGCGGTTTCTTTTTTGTGAAGTAATTTCTACTTGTTGAAGCGCTTTTTGTCTTTGCTGTTCAGCTACCGCTGCTGCTTTTTGTGTTTTCTCAAACTCTTGAGTAATTTTTAGCGCTGTTGTTGTTTCTTTTGTGAAGTTTTTAATGGCTGTAGCACTGTCAAATTTAGCACCCCCTATAGACTTTTTAAGCGCTTGAGCTGTTTCTGCTAATTCACCTTGAAGTTTATTCATGACCTCAATAGTTTTAGTAGCGCTGTCTCTTATCCCTCTGAATATATCTGCTTCGCTAAACAGATCATTTGGTGTGATTTTCTTTGCCATTACTCCTAGTTTCTTTTACTTTTTTATTCTCAGCTTCCAGCGCCCTTAGCATATCAAGATACTTTCTTGCTGTAATTTTATCAATATCAATATAGCTTCCTATCCATTTACTCAAATGTACTAAACTTTCTTGAATGCTTATTTTGTCGTTGTTACTGTTTTTAGCTAACATTGATTTAAGTCTTGACATTTGCATTTCAGCTTTAGTCAACTTAACACGATCACCAGATATTATATAATCGCATTGTAGTAATGCTATTTTTTTCATTAAGTTAAGACTCTTTAGGTATATTTTATCCAAACCCATTTCTTCGATATAAGCGCTGTAAAGAATGTTATAATACTCAGCGTCATTTTTATCATTACCTATCGTTAGATTGCGCCTCATATAGCTTAAATCACCGTCATGTATCTTTATCCAGTTTCTCAAAGGAAGCTCATCAATGGTTGAATAGTATTTTAGCCGCTTCACGCTGAAAACGAATTTTAAGCGCATTAGCAAGTTTTGTCTTGTTTTCATCTGTTAGTCCTATTATTCCCTCTCCATATTCATTGAATAGATTTGTCGTTTCTCCAGTACGATCATCAATTTTAATTGGATCTGCGACTACTTCAATGTAATTAGTATTGACTGCAATATACATAGAAGCATAAAACTCACCAGTATCGAATAAAGTAAAATGACTCCCAGCGACTTTACTAGGGTTGATTGCTTCGGTAAACTCACTGTAATATCCTATTACGTCACCGTCCTCATCAATACCCTCTTTGAATAGCTGGTCTTGCTGTATCCACCTTAATATCTGTTTTCTTAAAAAAGGATCACCAGCAAATACTTTAAACCATATCTGTTTAGTTTTTAATCTGGTCTTTGCTGCATTGAGTAAAAGACCTAAAGAAGTGTCCATTAGTCCTACCATATCTTAACGCAAAAATGGGGGAAGCGTAAAACTCCCCCCTTCTTTGTCATGTGTTAAATGAACTATGCAGTAAACTTATAGCTTCCGATGAAACCAGTCTTGTTAATACTCGCTACATAGGTATCACCCACGTTGAAAGCATAATCAAGAGTATAGTTTCCGTCAAGAGGCAAGTTTTCTTGACCACCAGTGATAGTTACACTCGCACCATTTTCAGTAAGAGTAAAGTCTGCTGGTACAGCAGCGCCTTTCAATACTAATGGATTGATTGCAGTACCATAGTCAAACTGAGCGTCAAATGTCAAGCTTCCACCAGCACCAGTAACAACCGCTGCATTAGCAAAATTAACATCAATTAACCCTTCAAGGTCATTGAAATTGACACCAGCTTCGTCTGGCTGGATCATATACATTGTAGACTCGTCAAATAATCTGTTGAAGTCAAAACCTAACATGATTTTCTGAACTGTTGAGTCAGTAGCAAACATGAATACTGGATTCCAGCTTTCATTATCCACTGGGATAGGATACAGTTTTCTACCGTCCTTAGATCCTACTAAGTTTCCGTTTACGTCAACGATATAAATACCGAAAGCGACACAACGTCCACCGTTCAACTTCCCTAGTAGAGTAGGTGTACTATCTTCTCCCCACAATTCACCAGAGAAAGATCGTTTCCCTTGTCGTAAAAACGCCATACGTCCACTATTTGCTTCCTCAAATAAAGAGTCAGCTTTAGGCAATTCTACATTTTCAAATTCTGGAAGTGGAAACCAGCGCTTTGTTTCATCTGTTTCATTAACCAAGTCAGACCACACTGGAAGTGTAGCATCAAGATCAATAAAGTTTTTCGTACCAGCGGCTGTCGTCAAATTAACCATAATCAGTTTAGACGTTACGCTTTGAATTGGTACACAATTTGGTCTACCAGTATTTGATAAACCAGCTTCACAATTACATCCTAAAGACATATTCTAGACAACACTTCACCAACTTTCGTTGATCGGCTGTTGAATTTCCGTTTTTAAAATTTTTTAACATTTGCAATTCTCCTTGTATTTACTCAGAGTAATTCTTAATTCTACACCAGACAAATTAGCATCTAGTATGTTCTGGAAAGATCCACTGACGTTCTCCGTACCAAAGCGAGTAAAGTTTAAAATTTCCCACTCTAACAAAGTTTCAAACGACCTATCTGATTCTATTTTTTCTACAAATTCTGTGGCTAATTTAGTCATAGGTATTACGACATTTTCTGTATGATCCTTAGTATGATAATTAACGATGTTAGTTTCATCTAAGAAAAATATTCTTAATGCGCTTTCCCAGTCCCTTGTATCATTTTTTCCATACACTTTGTAGTTTATGTCATGTAGTAACCAGATGATCGGTGTTTTCTCCATTAGCTTAGGAGTAGATATAGTCCACTCTCTATTGGCTGCGATTCTTGTTCCCCCTAAAAAGTAAGGACGCTGTATGTAGAACAAACCGCTTAATTGATTATCTCCTATCTTAAAGTATTCATCAGTGTCTACTTCCGTTAAGATATAATCATTTGCATCATTTGATATAGGTTTACCAGCTCTTGCCCATTTAGTATCACAGCTATCAATAACATCATTAGCGGCATTGTATTTGCCCTCTATAGTGTTATCTAAACTATTAACTACGTTTTCAATAGACTTGCTAATTTCTTTTATCATTAGATCCAAGTATTTGTTTCTTTTACACGTCCTCTAAACTTGTCATAATCTCCGACACCTACATAATCTACAGACACAATAAGATTCATGTCACCAGCATTCACGCTGAGCGCATCACCAATGACAAAGTTTATACCAGCTTCTTCGATTGCTACGCTCTGGACAGTACCAGAAACATCAGAAACTATACTGAATTTAGCACCAGTACCAGTCCCTCCAGTAACATCATAAACTCCGCTCGGTATATTCGTACCAGCTTGAGTCATTGTGATAGTTACTAATTGACCAATTTGTACTTTGTGTTTATTCAAGTGTACATATTGCTGAATAGCACGATAGCTGAATATGCTCTCATTGTACCTATTATAGATCATTGTATAGGTTGTTGATTCAACCGTACTGTTTTCACTGTTTTGTGATACGTTTCCAAAGGGTGTCATTTGCGATATAAGGTCTTTAGTGTACTCAAAGTACACAAACCCTAACAGCATATCTTTTATACCCTTAGATTGATTATGGTAATAGTGATCAAAGTAACTATCATCAACAAATGGATTGTATAAAAATATAAAATCTGGTGATTGAGGCAAACCAGTGACGGTGTCAAGGTCTGCTACAAATTGATCATACATTTTCTTTCCAAATAAGTCAACTAGATACTGTTCTTCATACCTATCAATATATGCTTGAATATTAGTATTAGAGTACATTCCAACACTTAGCTCAAACTTACCAACGAAATCATCTACAGTGATAAACATTTTCTACGATTTAATCTGACCGTACCCTTGCTTCAAGAAAACTTTAGCTGTCGCACCAGTGATACTCACGACCTTTCCCTTAGGAAGTAGTCTATGTTTACCATTTGATTCAAACGAATAAAACTTCGCTGGATCTAGCTCAACCGCTTTAGCTTTCTTAGTAGCTTTTTTCTTAGATACTTTAGCTTCTTTATTACTTAGGTTTTGTTTCTTCTCCATTACTTAAAAATTAAGGTTTGTCAATTAGTGCAATATCAGTTGAAATTGTACCTACTACGAATGCTGGTTTCTGGTTGTTCTTAACATAAGATACCAGTCTTGCTTCTCCTAGCATAGTCACCATATTTCGTGTGAAATCATCAGCATCAAGACCTACAGTCAAGTTGATATTTTCTCTGAAACGTACATTCAATTTAGATAGATCACCAACGATGTATTTATCTTGAGCTATATAATTTGAAGAAATGATTCTCATTCCAGCGACTCTCATTTCACCCATACCGTCTTGAGTAGGTAGGTACATAGGATATGTATATGTACCGTCTGTTCCTTTAGTTAATTGCAGAGTAGCAATGTCTTGTGGATTCATTATCACGTGAGTAGCTGTAAAGTTAGCCGCTTCAATTTGCGCCATAACAACTCTCAACAAGTCTGTGATGTTTGCATTCGGTATAGAAGCTGCAAATGGACCAGCTGCAAACGCTGGGAGTCCCATACCTACATCTAATAACCCAAGAATAGATCCTGGCACTCCAGTGATCAACGCTGATTCAATAGTCTCTCTTAACTCTAAGAGTAAAGCATTGTTGATTTCACCTCTTACAAAAGATAAATCTTCTAGCATCTCCTTAGAAACTTTAACAAAAGAAGCTACTTTCTTGACCTCTGTTGAT